GGTGTGTGCACACTCTATTGTGCACCGGGGGTCGAAGCGTGCTTGGAGCTCGGCTTCGCTCGTTCCGTGTACTCGAGAACTCTTTCGAGCTCTCGCGTGCTGGGGCGGATACGCATCGGAGGGGTGGGCCTGTGGCGCTCCCGGTGGAGCTGTTCTAGCATCATAGCTAGTTGCTCACCAGTTGGCTCCAGGTTTAGCACGTCAAGTGCTATTCCCCGCTCCTTTTCATCCATGCTCAGCAGCACGCGGATGACATGTTCGTTAGTTGTCATAGAACCGATTGCTGTCGCTAACTTGATGCCCTGTTGGGCTGCATCAATTGCGTTTTCCAGCCGGTTAACAACCGAGCCGCCATCCCTGCTGAATACCTTTCCAAGACTCTTGGCTACGCCATCTAGGCCGCCAAAGATCGCGGGTGAGGCCTTCTTTGCGAAGTCCCAGACATCACCCCAGAAACCGTCAGGGCCAACGTGACGCGGAAGAGAATACAACGGTAAATTCTTCAGCATCACGCCCCGATAGTCCTGGAATGACTGTGGGTCTAGGATCGTTTGGTTGACATTGAGAAATTCAATAGTAGGTAGAACTCTCGCCTCCCAAACCGCAGTGACCACAATCCGGAAAGTGGCTAGGCTGGCTGATGCCGCCGGCAAACCTTCATAGGAAAACACCACAGAGGTGGCTTCCAAATTTAGGGTCGCCGTTGGCACCTGCCACGCGTAGTCCGACTCATCTCGGGCGGGTATCCAGCACATCTTCCACTCGTCAGACGGGGTGTGGGCCGCCACTACACTTGGTTCATCACGCAAGTTTTGTGGTAGCCGCAACAAATCCCCATCAAGCGGGTTGATGTTTAACAAGCACACGTCACCGTTTCGGGCGTCAGCAACGGAGCGACTATGCACCGTCAGGTTGATAGCAACACAACGGTAGTCGTCATACATTGCAGCCCAGCTGCCGGATCCGTAAGCATCGGAGAAGGAATCAGTCAGGACTGACCCACCAGTATCGTAGGTCACTCCCCAACCGATGTGAGCGCGGGCACAAGGACGCACACTGACTGCCAAGAATGAGGCAAAGCCGAGTGCGCCGTCCGCCGCGGTCAGGTTCACCGTAGTTGAAGTGGAAAACACATAAGTACTATCAGTATCACTGATAGGTGCTCCCACTAGTGGTTCACCCGAGTTCACGTACGTGTCCGCATGCAGTTGCATCAGGGCAGCGCGCTTAGCTGTTAAGTCACGCTCCGCCTTCATTATCTGCATGGGGTCAGGTACGGTGCGGCGCCTACGCCGTCTCCGTTTTGGCTCCGGAACTGGAGCCTTCTTGGACCTCCCATGGGACTGAGTTTTCTGTCTGGTAGTCGACATCGTGGTGATTTTAATGACTTTTCTGTCGTTCCGGGGCCCCCCCCTCCAAGGGCCCCGGACACTATTAAAACCACCACCTCCGACTATTTAGTCCACCAGACAGGGCGCCCTTATTGGGCACCCTCCCCCGCCGGTTGCGGTGGTTGTCCACCGCCCGGCCGGCCCGGGGAGCCTGTCCTCGCTCCTCCGTGGGCCTTACCCCGACTCCTCGACCGTGCCTTCTTGCGCCGGTCGGCGCGCTTGCGATTGCGCGTCTTGGCAGATGGTTCCATTGTCTGCCCATCAACCGGTCCTTCACTCAGCCCTGCGTCCTTTGACGGCGCCTTGGGCTTCTTCTTAGGCCGGGATTTCCTCTCACCTTCCACCTTCTTGACCTCCGGCTCCACCTTTGGGGGTGGGGGTGCGGTCTTGGGTGGGGTCACTTTCTCCGCCTGCTTCTTCTTGGGCGGGCCCTTCGCGACCCTCGCTGGCTTACTCTTGCGGATGGTTTCGACCACAGGAGGTTTGCGGGCCACCTCTCGGGGCCGGTCTTCCTTCGTGTCGTCCACCTGCTTCGTCTCTGCCTCGCGTGGGGTTGCTCTGGGTTCCTTACCTTCCTTCGCCTCCCTACGTTTCTTGGGGGCGGCTTTCGGCTTGGCGGCGCCCGCTTTCGCGGGCTTAGGTTGCGGCTTCGGGTTGGGTCCCACTCTCTCGCCGTCTATCACGGCGGCGATGGTGGCAACAGGAGGGGTGTCGTCGTAGAATCCGGGACAAGCCATCAGGTCGTCCACGGACATACACTGCTCCAACCATTTCAGGAAACTGGACACGTCTAGTCTAGGGACACTAACCTCGGCAACGTAGGCATCAGCCCACGAGGAACACTGGTTTGGCCAGTTGACTTCCTTGTCAAACCGGCCCCACCAGGTCCCGTACCTTTGGTTCGTCTCCTCAGACAACTCATCCCGTATATTCCCGGTGTTATGGTATGAACCATTAGCCAGGAGGTAGGCCTTACGCACAAACGGGCCAATAACGGGAGTGTTGACATCAGTCGCCACGAAGCTTCGTACCTTCTCCGCCAGCTTAATCGCTGGTCGGTCGGGTGTGACCACGGTGAGGTGCAACTTCCGTAACTGGCGTTGCACATCACATATGGAGTTGGGGTCCCCGCACCAGACATCGGGACCGTAGAAGCGGGAAAGGAAATTCACGCCGATCTCACCGCGCGGTATAGACTCACCGGTAATCGGGAATCCTACCATCGCACCAGCCGACCTGAGCGCTTGCGCGGGTAGGTCAGCGGTGAGGCCGTCGTCTCCTCCATAAACACCTAGGCGACTCCATGCTTCGTCTGCTTGGACATACATGCCCCGCTGCTTAGTACACCGCCATGCCAGAAAATTGACAAAGGCGTTAGCTAGCGTGTTGAAGGGGCTAGTTTCCAAGGAGCCACTGCATCGCTGGGTGCCGACACGATACTTCACCCCATTGCGAGTAACACCCTTCATGTTGTACTGGCGTTGCATTAGCCGGCTCAACTCTGGGTGGTGCTCTGGGGCGAAAAGCGCGAGGGCCACTTTCTGCTCAATGCTGCGCATCAACTCGGACACATGCCCATCCATCTTACTAAAGTCAGACGGTAGGGCGCCGATTTCAGCGCTGCGGCAGATTTCTGCGACGCGGGCAGCGATTTCGCACGGAGGCTTGCCAAATGCGTACCATGGCATAGACTTCATGTGGTCGGCGAAGGAATACATGAACTTCGCATATTCCAACTTATCCTTTGCAGGCATGGTCGAAATGATGCGTGGGGCGGTAACTTTGCCGCCGTATGTTTCCCTCTTTACGAACGCTTTGGTTATCAACCTAGCCTTAGACGTCCAGCTGGCTTCTTCCAGGATTGCCTGCTGGGACGGGCGGGGTTGGCGTTCGAATACTTCACTATCATCCACAGGGTACAGCGTATACCTCGCGTCATCTACAACTCGGTCCACGAACTCACTGATAACTCGCAGCAGAAATGGGGTCATGACTGGGGCGGGGCGCTCACCTGGCTTGATGACACGCTCCCTAACTCCAATCGCTTCTGACTCCTTGCCATCCGCTGGCGAGGTCTCGGGTCCGTAGAGGGGTTGCATGAACTGTCCGAGGGACGGTTTTGCTTCCTCAACGTGATATTTGCTGAAGGTGTAGGTGTACAAGCCGGGCAGTGCCCCGGGTATATATACCTGCCCCTCCGGCCCGTTGCGTATGTAGTCCACCAACACTATCTTGGCTTCGTCTGAGAGTTGGATGCCCGCGTCATTAGCGCGTCCCTCTACTGAGTAGAGGGATATCGCTTGGCGCGTGTTATTGGCATATGCTCTCAGAGTATCCACGAGGTGCTTGGGAACCGTCGCGCAACTATGGGACCAGGGGGGGGCAATACTTGTGTACATCCCTTCGGGGGTTGATTTGTTCAGAACAATGAACTCCTCTTCCTCACCGCACCCTACCACGGGTTGCAATCGCTCAATCTCACTGCTTTCGACGTCATCACCATCCTGGGCAGACCCGTGTGGCTTCCACCACTGTAGGCGCTTTATGGCATGCTTCAACCGCTTTTGGAACCTAACTATGCAGTTAGGCTCAGCGGTGTTTGTCACCGATATCGGTGTAAAGCACACGAGCACCCTGTTCGGGCCTGTCTTCTTCCTGTCGATGTGGTACGTTGCGCTACGGGTTTCTCTGCCAAACAACCAGTCCTTGAACCGTCTCCACGGACTCAAATACGGAACGCACAGAGGCTCCCGGGCGGTAATGACGTCCGAGGAGTAGTCCCACAACATATGTTGGTAGTGGGCACCTCCATGCACTCGCACATCGACTTCACCTTCATGAGTGAAGCAATGTGGACTGGCTCCAAGACCATTAGCAGCGACATCGGGTACAAAGGTGTATAGCATCAGTGGTCTCCGATAGGTGTATAACCACCTCGGAATATCGACGTAGTAATCAACGTCAATCATCACTGGTACATCCACTTCAGTGAGGGTGTCAGATCGGGCTTCTGCAGTCCTATCCTTATCCCACCTCACATCTCTGTACCCCCGTCTATCATGCCTCTGGTCATGTTTAGACATTTGGAAAAACCATGGGCGCAAACCACAGCGGGCTAGGACGTCTTCACAGTACAATCCAGCGTTTGACCTGCTGTTTGCCTCCTCCGGATGAGTGTGGTTGACCTTCTTGTCTGTACCTGTCGGCTTTGTCTTCAGACTGGCTTGCGCCGCGTCTGGTTCAGCTGACTCTTGGGGTACTACATGGGTTGTTCCACTCCTCCTCTGGTTCTTGGGGGGGGGTTTGGCCGAAATAAGTGGTGTGCTACAAAAGGTTGGGCGTAACACATCCACCATTTCCGGCCAGTACCGCGTGCCCTGGACGTGGATGTCATAGTCATCCTCGCCCTCGCCATCTACGTAGGCGGGCCCTGCGGGTTTCTTCGCTTTGCGGTAGCGAAGGTACCGGGCGACCCGGCTACAAATTAGCCAGATCGCAATTGGGGCAATGACATAAAGCGTCAGCCCCTCAACCACTTCCATGATCACGATATACGCAAACGTTAGGACGGCCAAACCAAGGAAGATTAACATTCCAATGGCGGCCATCCCCAACGCGATGACACTAAGGTAAAACAGGGCGGACAAGCCAACTGTTGGTAACCAAAGCACCGCTCGCGAAAAGCTGCAAGTTTCGGACTTCTGAGTTCGTAGCGACTTCATTTTGAAGGTGGTGATTTTTAC